TTTTCGCACATTTGATGATATGATGGCAGTTAATGATACCTGCTATTATGCTATTGCTGCTGGTGCAGAATGGGAAGTTGGTGTTGGTAAATTCAACACTACTCTTCAAAGAATTAGAGTGTTGTCGTCAAGCAATGCCGGAGCTTTAGTTAACTTTTCTGCTGGTACAAAAGACGTAAGTATTACGATACCAGCATATATGTCTAACTTGTATGATCCTCTTGATCCTACTTCACCTTATGTAATCAGAGATGATTTCATTTCTGGTTCTGAAACTGGTGAAGTTGGTGATAATAACTGGTCATTTACAACTGGCACAATTACCAAGTTAGATGGTATTGCTCTCCATCCGGGCATTGTTAGATTTAATGGTACGACTACAGCTAACGCTGTCAGAAGTTTTCATTATTCGGCTGCTGTTGGCGACCAGATTTGTCGCTGGGATGAGTTTGATGAAGAATGTTTTATCGTAAGAGAATCTGCTGCTGGGCAAACTGATCTTACGTTACAAGCTGGTATTATGGATGTCATGGGTGTCGTATCTCCAGCAAACGGAGTATTTCTTGAAATTAAACCAGCAGACACAAATTATTTTATTGTAAGCCGTGCTGCTAGTGTTGAAACTAGAGTGGACACAGGTATTGCTCGTGGTTCTACATGGCTTAAAGTCAGAATTAGAAGAGTATCTTCTACTTTGATTATCGCTAATGTGAACGATGGTACTGACATTTCGATCACAACTAATATCATGGCAGCAGCTACTACTATTCTAATTGGGCTTCACCATGCTCAAACTGGTACAACTGCTCGTAACGTAGATATTGATTTTTGGGCGTTTCGTTTATTGCCTCTGAATAGGTAAGTAATATGCTTGGCTTTGGTGCAATTTCAGAGTTTGCAATTAGTGAAATTGCACCAACAGCACCTCCACCAAGCGGAGACAGTGCTCCTGTTGGTTTGTGCGTTGAGACCGAAACTGCACTAGCTCTTGTACCTGTGAGCCAGAAAGCAGTCTCTCTGGTAACAGAAGCAGAGACAGCATTTGCTCTCAACAGATCACAAACTAAATCACTTTCATTATCTAGTGAGGCAGATTCTTCATTTGCTTTGGCTCCAAAAGTAGCCAGAAATGTAGGCTTAGCTACTGAAACAGATACATCATTTGAATTAATTGGATCAAGCCCAACTCCCGGTGTTGTGGGGCTGTGTCTTGAAACTGACAGCGTATTTGCGTTAGCTGGTTCTCAGAGAAAATCTGTAACTATTGTTTCTGAAACAGAAGTAGCTTTTGCTCTTAACAGAAGCTCTAATAGATCGGTATCTGTCTCTATTGAGACTGAGACGTCATTTGCTTTACCTAGAACACATCGTAGACTAATTGGATTAGCTACTGAAACTGAGGCCAGTTTAGCTCTTGGTAGAGCATTTGCACGTCCTGTAACTCTCAGCTTGGAAATCGATACGGTTCCTAATGCTGGAGCACAGGTACTGCCTGTGGGCCTATGCATTGAGTCTGAAACAGTATTTGCCTTGGGTCGAAGCCAAAGACGTGTTGTAGGTACTGCTATTCAATCTGAAACTAGTTTTGGATTAGGCAGACAACAGAGACAAGTTCTAAGTGTAACCATTACCTCAGAACTGGCTCTGGCTGCCAGCAGAGCTTATCAGGCTCCTGTAGGTAGATCAGATGAGTTATCCCAAGCATTTGGTCTAAACCATGCTGTAGCGGCTCCTGTGGGGCTGTGCATAGAAGCTAATACTGCACTGGCTTTAGGTAAGGTCCAGCAGGGTATTATTGGTCTCTGTGTGGAGACATCTACTGCATTTGCTCGAACTGTTGGATCATTAATTGATTTACCAAAGACCAGAATAATTCTGAGTATTCCAAAAGAGACTCACACATTATTTTTGAATAAAGATAGTTTTGTGTTAACTCAGGATAAAGATCGAATTGAACTGTCCCTGTAGGGATAGGGGGACATATGAGAAAATCGCAAATTGCTGGTAATACTTCGACTATTTGGGAAGTAGCTTTTCGTACATCTGACGAAGGTGCTCCTGTAGTTTTAGCTACGTTAGACGCTAATTATAGCTGTAGAATAGCTGTGCTTGGTACTCTCATTGATCGTGCAGTCACTGAGAAAACAGTCGATAATAAATACTTCAGAGTGTGGTTGACTCCTGAAGAAACTGCTCAACTGCTTGGAGCAGTGAAGCTTGGTATCCAGATCAGCAATACAACGACCACTCCACCGATTAATGTGGAGCATATTATTGAATTAGAATTTCAACGGAGTGTTGTTCCACAGAGTTAACCGGGGGGTTATATGGAAGAATTAGTACCAAGCATCATCAATATACCAGATCATCCTATACGTCATACGAAATGGTATCAGATTTACGTTAGATTGGCTCGACCAACTTTAGATTGGGCAACCATTGGTATCATGGTATGGACTACTATTCTTCAGCCTTTGCTGACGAATGAATTTGATATTGTAGCTGCTGGGATGTCCTACACTTGGGCTGCTGCTGTCTATGGTATCAAGACCTATGAAAAGACCAAAGGAGTAGCTTAATGCCCAGATTATATGCGTTTTTAGGTTCGTTAGCAGGCAAGGTATTACTTGCTGTTGTAGCCCTTCTTATTGTTTGGTTCCTGTATAGTTCGTACTTTGGAGCCAAAGAGAAAGCTGCACAGTCTGCTCAGGTAGCAAGGGAGGCGACAGCCTCAAGCGAAGTAGCTATTATAGCTGCTCAGGCTGCTATCGAGAAAGCAGACAAGGATGCTAATTTGGATGAATTAGTACGTGAAACTCAGGAGACTATAGATAATGCAACGGACTATAAAATATCTCACGCTGCTGCTGCTTCCACTATCTGTGGGATGTACGACGATTCAAGTAAGCCGGACGGATGTTGATTGCTTAGCGTTCGTACCTCCCAAGGTAAAAGAACGTGTAGGCTCTGCTCCAGTACCAGAACTGGGTGTTACGGCTGAAGATGAAGCTAAAGGCTGGCAGAAATTTGGAGTTGCCCAGACAGGACAACTGTTAAAATCTGAAGATGATAAAGAAATAATTCTCTTTATTGTTGGAACCTGTCAGACGAAATTTAAGCAAGCTGTACCCAGAAAGAAGTTTTTAGGTATATTCTAAATCAATTTATTGATTTATACGGCTGAACAAGCACAGATTAACAGGGTAGGTATTTAATGTCTCAGGATATTCAAAAAAGCACTGATGTTGGTGATAAGCTGACAGATTGGGCTAATGAACCTACCCTGTTAGATTTGAAAGCTGACTTTGAAAATTCAAAGACAGCACATGATTCACAGATGCTAAAGATACAGAAGTGGAATGATTTGCTTCATGTCACTGGCACTGAGAAAATTCCCAAGGTAAAAGGCAAGTCTAGCGTACAGCCTAAGCTGGTACGACGTCAGGCAGAGTGGAGATATTCAGCACTCTCAGAGCCTTTCCTTGGTACGAACAAGCTATTCAAGGTTACCCCTGCTACATTTGAGGATGCTCGTGCAGCAGAACAGAATGAACTGGTTCTCAATTATCAATTCAGAACTAAGCTCAACCGTGTCAAATTTATCGATGATTATGTTAGATCGAACGTAGACGAAGGTACAGCCATTCTACAGACAGGCTGGGTACGTCAGACTATCAAGGTCAAAGAGAAAGCTCCTGTCTACGATCACTTTGCAATCGAAGAAATCGAAGGCGAAGAGAACCCTGATTTGATGGCTCTCATGCAGGCTATTGAGCTTCGGGATGAGAACCCTCGTGGATATGACGAAGGCACTCCACCTGAAATCAAAGCTGCTGTTGATTACTTCGATGAAACTGGTGAGGCTACGATAGCCAAGCAAACTGGTGAAGAAGAGATTGAGACTGAAAAAGTCGTCATCAACAAGCCTACTGTACGTGTGCATAACCCACGTAATGTGCATATCGATCCTTCAGCAGAAGGTGACATCGATAAAGCACTGTTCGTTATTGTGTCCTTTGAAACTCATAAAGCTGAGTTGGTTAAGGAAGGCAGATATAAAAATCTGGATAAAGTAGTTTGGGAGAATAACTCTCCTAACACTGATCCAGATCATGAAAGCAGAACACCAGATAACTTCAATATGAAGGGACCACGTAAGAAGGTCACAGCATATGAATACTGGGGTTTTTACAATATTAAAGGCGAAGGTAGTGATGAACTCGTACCCTTCGTAGCAACGTGGATTGGCAGCCAGCTTATCCGTATGGAACTTAATCCGTTCCCGGATCAGAAGCTTCCTTTTGTTGTGGTTCCTTACTTACCTGTAAAGCGTGAGCTTTATGGTGAGCCAGATGCTGAATTGCTCGAAGATAACCAGAAGATTCTGGGAGCAGTAATGAGAGGCATGATTGACCTTCTGGGTAAATCAGCCAACTCACAGCAGGGCTTTGCCAAGGGTATGCTCGATCCTCTTAATAGAAAGAGATTCGACAGTGGTGAGGATTACGAATTTAATCCTAATATGCCACCCTCTAACGGTCATATTCAGCACAAGTATCCTGAGTTGCCTCAGTCTGCTTTGACTATGATTGCAGTACAGAACCAAGAAGCAGAAGCCTTAACTGGTGTTAAGAGCTTTGGTGGTGGTCTGTCTGGTGAGAGCTATGGTGATGTAGCAGCAGGCATTAGAGGTGCATTGGATGCAGCTTCTAAGCGTGAGATGGCTATTCTTCGTCGTCTTGCCAAAGGCATGACTGAAGTTGGTCTCAAGATCATTTCCATGAATTCTGCTTTCCTCTCTGAAGAGGAAACCATTCGTATTACCAATACTGAATTCGTCACTGTAAAACGTGAAGATTTGATGGGTAATTTCGACATGGAAGTCGATATATCCACTGCTGAAGTAGATAATGCTAAGTCTCAGGATTTGGCGTTTATGCTTCAGACTATTGGACCTAATATGGATACCAGCTTTCAGACGATGATTCTGTCTGAGATTGCCAAGCTGAAGCGTATGCCTGAGTTGGCTCACAAGATTAGCAACTATAAGCCTGAACCAGACCCAATGCAGGTCAAACTACAAGAGCTTGAAATTGCCAAGCTTGAGAAAGAAATTGCTGTTCTGGATTCTGAGATTGCCCTTAATAATGCTAAGGCCAAGGAATCTGAGGCTGATGCTGATATGACCAATCTCGAATTTGTTGAGAGAGAGACTGGTACTACACACAGTAGAGAACTGGAAAAGCAACAGGGGCAAGCTGAAGGTAATAAAGAATTGGCAATCACTAAAGCATTAGTGACGCCAAGAAAGACCGATCAGAGTAAACCTGATGTAGAAGCAGCAGTTGGTTATAATGAAATAACTAAGCCTGCTCAAAGAAATGTTGACATTCCTGCTCCACCAGTAGAATTAAGTAGTACTGTTCCTTTTGGTTCGGATTTAAGTATCCCACCAGAAGAATTAGACCCTAATGTAACCCAGTAGTAAATAGGACCAAATAGTATGTCAGAAATCCAACAGCTTGAACAGCAACTGGAAACAGCAGATTACCTTATTAAGCGTAAAGATGCTGCAATCAGACTGAGCAATAACAAGGACTTCAAAAGACTAGTCATTGATGAATACTTCACTGCTGAAGCAGCACGTCTAATCATGGCATCCGGTGATCCAAATCTCACCGAACAGCAGCGTGCTGATTTTGTTGCTATGGGTCAAGCCTGTGGCCACTTTAAGCGTTACCTCTCTGCTATTGTCAGAGAAGCCACTATGGCTGAACGTGATGTACCTAATATCGAAGAAACTCTTGCAGAGCTTCGTGCAGAAGCAGGTGACAACTTTGATGTTGACGCTGGAGGTGTCCTATAATGTCAGGCACTCCTAATCCATTGGATATGGACGACGAAGCTTTTAGCAAGCTTAGTGGTCCTCCTGTAGTGGAAGAACCCACTAAAGAAGAAACAACTCAAGAAGAGGTGGTAGATGACACGACTTCAGATGACGTTTCAAATGCAGAAGATAACGATCCTGCTGCTGATGCTGGTGAACCAGACGAAGCTGACGAAACTGAATCTGGAGATGAAGGTACTGAACCAGACCTCTCTCAACTGTCAGACGAAGAGCTTCTTAAAACACCTGCTCCTACAGACAAAGCTAAGCCTGAAGAAGAGGCTGCTAAATCTGAAGATACAGATAAAGAACCAGATGGTGATAAAAAGCCTGAAGGCGAAAAGCAGGAAAATGTAGAACAGAAAGAAGAAAAGCCTTCTGTTAAAGCAGAAGATGCTATTTCGTTTTACGAACAGATCATGAAGCCATTTAAAGCAAATGGTAAAGAGATCGAATTAAAGTCTCCTGAAGAAGCGATTGCTCTCATGCAAATGGGTGCAAACTATACTCGTAAGTTACAGGAGATGCAGCCTCACAAAAAGATGCTGCTGATGCTTCAGAATAATGATATGCTAGATGAAAGTAAGTTATCTTACTTAATTGATTTGCATAATAAGAAACCTGAAGCTATTAAACAGTTAATCAAAGATGCACAAATCGATCCACTTGATTTGGACATTGATGAGAATAGTACTTACGAAGCAGAAGACCACAGTGTTACTGACAATGAGGTAGTATTCCGCTCTACTGTTGATGAACTAACATCAACTGTAACAGGCAAGGAAACTATTATTGAAATTAACAATAAATGGGACCAAGCAAGTAAGGACGCCTTATGGGATAAACCGGAAATCATGTCGGTAATCCATCAGCAACGTGAACTAGGCATCTACGATGTCATCACGACTGAAATGGACCGTCGGATTACTCTAGGTCAGATACCAGCGGATACACCTTTTATTGAAGCTTATAAGCTTGTGGGTGATGAATTAGCAGCGGAAGCTCTAAAATCATCTGGAAATGGTGAGACCGTAAAAGCAGACGAAAGTAGCAAGGAAGAAAAGCCTACTGCTCAGCCCGTCGCTACACGAGTCGCTGCACCAAAAGCTAAAGTAGTAAATGATGACAAGGCAAAAGCTGCCTCACCATCAAGGGGTACTGCACCAGCACCAAAGCCAACCGTTAATTATCTTGCACAAGATGATTCGGAGTTTTTGAAAAATTTTAATGGTCGTGTCTAAGACACTATCATAGGGGGTTATTTATATGTTGAATTACAATGCTGGAGGTACAACCTCTGATATTGATGGTGCTGGCTCAGGTCAGACCAACACCTTTTTCTGGTTGAAGAAGGCAATCATTGAAGCACGTAAAGAGCAGTACTTCATGCCATTGGCGTCTACGGTTAATATGCCGAAGCACTATGGTAAGACCATTAAGGTCTACGAATATGTTCCTCTGCTCGATGAACGTAACATCAACGATCAGGGTATTGACGCTAACGGTGTCACCATTGTTGACGGTAACCTTTATGGTTCGTCGAAAGACATTGGTACGATTACTGCCAAGCTTCCTGCTCTGACTGAAAATGGTGGCCGTGTGAACCGTGTTGGTTTCACTCGTATCCAGCGTGAAGGCTCGTTGTTCAAATTCGGTTTCTTCCATGAGTTTACTCAGGAA